TCTTTAATTTAGATAAATCTGTGTGTTCGCCTTTATGTTCTTGTTTATCATGCATACCAAAAGCGCGTTTAATCATTTTTTTATCTTGCTTCATGTCATCATCTGTCATGCCGCCTTTAGCCATTTTCTTCATAGTTTTTCCACCATGTTTCATTCCCGGCGCTCCTGCTGGTGCAGCGCTCATCGGTGCTGGAGAAGGAGCAACCATAGGTTGTTGAGGTTGTTGTTGAGCTTGCTGTTGTGCCATCATAGCAGCCATTACTCTTGGGTCCATTTTTTTACGCATCATAGTATTACCACCTTTTCCAAATTTTTTGCCTTTATCAGCCTTAACAAAATCACGCCCTACGGATTGCGGTACGTGAACTTTTTCAGCAAATTTTTTATTATTTGCTATTGCTTCCATAAAATTGTGTTGCTTTTTACTAGTGCTTGGCATCTTTTTTTCCCATCAATTTTTGAACTGTATCTGTTTCGTATATACGTATTGCCGTCCAAACTATTGTAAACAAAGCAGCTACCGCTGGCAATATATTCATTAAGGTACCTAAAACGGTCATAATTGACACTGCATCTACTATAGTTTTTGATGAGTGATCCATGTTAACATTTCCACCTTGCTAATGCTGCTGCTTTACGAGTCGGTCTTCCTTTTTCATCCTTCATAGGTCCCGGCATTCCGCTCATTCTTGCACAAAAAGATTTCTTACGTGGACCACCTTCTGGTTGAGGTGCTTTAAGATGTGATCCAGTTGCTGCATTATATTTAGCTCTGCCTTTAGCGGTAAGTCCGGCTCCCTTCGAAACAGGAAGTTTTTCTCCGCGTCCAACTGCAAGGGAAGGTCCTTTTTTCTTTGTAGCCACATTACGATCCGTTATCTATTAAAATACCGCCAATGTTAATACCTACACTTACAGCGACTGTTCCTGATGGTGCAAATTGCCAAACAACATCTGTTCCTTGCGGATAAACAAATGGGTATGAACGCTGAATATTAAATTCTGTAACAAAAGGAGTTTGTAATACAACCCGTTTTACTAAAGTCGCAGAAGAATTTAATACAGAAGGATACTGTGCAACTGCGCGATATAGTGTGTAATTTGCAGTATTCCCTGTATAAGAAGTATTTGCGGTAAAACGAGACAGATATAAAGTAAACCCTGCTGGTACGGTATATACAGACATTTGTGATGTACCGTTACTTACCGTAGAGCCATTTAATGTTGAAGTATTAATTTGTGCATACTCAACCGCACCAGACGTTGCCGCTTGGTTTTGGATAGTAATTACCCCTGTTGGGTTAGAAGGGCTTATTAATGCAACAGAAATGTTGTTAATCCTTAAATAAGACTTAACTGTTGCAACGCCCGTTCCTGCTGTGCCACCCAATGTAACAATTTCTGAAATAGGGCTATAGTTTGCGTCCAAGCCTGTAACTTGAATAAATGCACCTGCATCACCGCTAACTGTGCTTGCAACATACATTATTTGAGCAGAACTTGGAAATACGTAATATGCGGGAGTGTTTGCATTTTCCCATGCAGGGTAAAAAACACCTGCTGTAGGTGTAGCAACTGTTGATCCGAAACCAAAAATATTTACAAGTGAATGCCCTGTAATTTGATTACGGGATACTTGTAATTCAAATGGCTCATATTTACCCTTGCGAGTAACTGAATTAATTGAATTATTGGTACTGACTACGTTATTTGCCATAATTAATCTCCTAAGTTTTTAAAAAGGGGACCGTAGTCCCCCCGGATTAATTAGTCAAAGTTACCGTATGGGTAAGTTGTACTGTTACCAATGTTTAAGTCTTGCTGTGCATATTTTAATGTAACGGCAATTTGTCCTGATGTAGGAGTTGTTAAACTTGTGTTGGTAATTTTTAATGTAACAACCACTTGGCTAAACCATGTTGGCTGTGTACCTGGCTGCATATTTTGTACGTCTTGCAATGTACCAAATGCGTAGTCTAACTGCGTTCCAACAAATGTCGCAGTTCCACGTGTTGCGGAAGTAATCGCAGCCATTGTTGCATAAACACCTGTAGATGTTGCAAAAGCGTTAGAAACATATGGTTGAATGGAGTTGGCAGTAACTGATCCGTCAGTTGGTAATACACCAACATCAACGATAACGTCAGTAATATTTGATCCTTGTGGGATTAAAAATACAACACCACGATAGATAGTACCCGATGCATCCGCTGTAGGAGCAGTACCTGTTGTCGGACCCGATGAATTATATACGCCACTTTGAGGGGTATAAATGGTTGCAATTCCGTTTGGAATGTTATTTGAGTTAACAAACTTTGTAGAAACACCACCATAATTGACAGTATTTGGAGTTGTAACAGCAAAGTCTAAAAATGCTTGCTGTGCTAACAAGACTGGACCAACGTCACGTTGTGGTCCAAAACGATTGTCACCAGATAACACTGGTCCTTCGAAAGTTGTGCGCATTATAAAACTCCTTTTAAATATGAATATTTGAGAGCAATTTTCCTAGTAGTTGATGTATCTCTACCAACAATACGTCCTCTCTCTGCATAAGACATATTAGGATTATTAACTATAAACTTAACTACTGCAAGATATTTTTGATTTAATAATGCTTTATTTTGTCGGGTAGCTTTAATTTTATCAATATACTCTTGTGTTACGTGTTTTTTTTGATTAATCTTACTTCTTGAAATTTTTTCCTTGGTTTCTTTTGTATGCTTTTTCCCCCTCATTGGGACTTTTGCAACATCAGAAATATTAAAAACACAAGGCTCATCAAAATGCGCCCTACCTTGCAAAAATTCATTTTCAAAATCATCTAAATCATCTGCTAATGCACATTCTATTTCTAAGCTCCAATCAAAGGCATTTTTACCATACTTGTTATAAGAATTCTGAAGTATTGGATTTATATGACAGCCTTTATTTAAAAGCCTAAAGTGTTCATGAATACGCTTTTTTACGTGCTGTGATTGACCAACATAAGACTGACCCGTAACTTTATTACGAATTTTGTATATTCCTATATGGTCGTTTGCATATGGCATGATTTAGTTCCTTATGACTATTATACCCACATTTCAATAATTGTGCAATAAAAAACCCCGCCTTGTGAGCGGGGTTCTTATGGGTTTTACTGATTAGTAAGAACCGTAGATACCTAATGGATCTGAATATCCGAAAGAATAACGCTCACGTGATTTATAACGTACGTTACCTGTATCGAAGTCACCGTCCATCGAGTTTTGTAAAGGAATACGCTCAAAGTGCTTCAGTCCGTTTGGAACGTCAGTGGTCAAGAACCATGCGTTAGTAGCGGTCAAGAAGTGATTGATTGTATAACCTTCTGGAACAGAACCGTTGTTCTTAATTGCATTGATATCGTTGTTGTTTGTACCAACACGTAATTCTGTGTCTAACAAACGAGTAGCAACGAACTGCAATGCAGGTGGAACAACCAATTTACGTGGTTTAGCAGCGATCAATAAACCGCGCTCATCAGTCCATGCAGCAATTTGAATAACAGCATTTTCCAATGCAGTTTCGTTCAAGTCAGCAGGAGTAGATGGAGTGTTACCGTTAGTACCACCGTTTACCAATGGGTGTGCAGTGCTGAATAATGAAACGCCATCACCGCCGGTATAAGCAGCGTTGAAACCGTTGTTCAATACAGCAGCAGCTTTAACCTGTTTGGTATAAGCCATCGCACGAGCTAGACCTTTAGTATAGCGGGCTGATAAAGAATCGTAGAGGTTATCTTCGATTGCTTCTTCAGTCAAGCTAAAGCCAAGGGCGATAGTTTCGTGGTTGTAGCGGGCCGTCCATGCTTCTTGAGCATTGTCATAAGCGATGGCAGAGCCTTCACCTTTGACTGGTGCTGCAGAGAAACCTGACAGTTTTGTTTCTTCTTCAAAAGAACGCTCAGAAGTCTCTGTTTCATAGATTTCTTTGTGTTCTTCACCGTAGCGAGCATACTCTAATCCGAACAATGCGTTCAATCCGGGGAGCAACTCTTTCAGTAGTTGTGCGCGTGAAATAGCCATTTATTAGCTCCTTAAATTAAAGCGATGCAGCTTGAGCAGTATTGCTATAGTACTCATGGATACCGAAGTTAAACTTAACGTAAACTTCTGGATATTGAGTAAATACCAAAGTGCTTGAAGCAGGGATTGTCATTGCAGTAGATGATGTACCAGTAGGGCTGTTAACCGTTACTTGAGCACTATTCAGAATAACTGAAGTAGCACCCGCAGCAGCGGCAGTAGAAACCCATGAACCAGTACCAACATACTGACCATTTGAAGCGATAT